CGCACTCGACGCAGTTCTTCTTACCGCAGGTCGGCGCGTCACAAAGGTGGCAGTAACCACGCTGGGTGCCACTACCAGGGCGCACGATTTGTACGCAGTTGCAGTGAGGGCAGGTAAAGGTGTCGTGTTCCTCTATCCCACCGTCCACGTCGGTGATTACTCCGTAGCCACCAGCGTTAAGTAGGGTTATTCTTCCCACATCGCCACCGCACGGAAGTCAGTCGTAGCTGATGCGTGAAGTGAATGGATGCCGATGCCGTCACCTGAAGTGGCAGGGCACACTATCTCGCTGCCATCCTTGGCAACCCACCGATACGTAGCGCGGTGGTTCAGCGGGACTTCCATGACCTCTTGGGCACTAGTGTAGGTCGGTTCCGATGAGTGGTTCTCGCCAGCAACAGCCTGCGCCGCACGGTCAGCAAGGTCTAGTTTAGTGGGCGTCACTGCGCTTCCTGCCGTACCGGGGGCGGTAGTGCGCTGGACTGTCCACACACTGAGATGGTCGGCGGGGGTGCCGACGTTGCCAAACACCAACTCATAGACCCAGTTCCGCTGCACCGTGCTGGTATTAGATGTGATACCTAAGCACGTTGTTGCGCTCGTCGTTAGTGTCTGGCTCCCTGATGCCGAATATTTAGCCATTAGTCCTCCAAGTTGTGACCTAGGTCACAGTTTCTTACGTGCATGGTAGCACCATCACTTGACCGTAGTCGGGGTGTCCACCAAGTTGTCGGTAATAACTCGCGCTTTCACCGTACTGTTGAATACGGCACTCGCGACGTTGATACCCGTGCCGTTACCAAAGGTATTTGATGCCTCAAGTACGATACATCCAGCCTTGATGAAGTCCCAGTTCCAACCACCGACACTAGAGTCAACATCGTCAATCAGTATCTCACCAATCGTGGCATCGCCCCCAACGGTGTTGATGATGACACGGTCAACGGTGGAGTTCTCTGCAACGTAGGTTCCAGCACCTCTGTCACTGTCAATGACAAGATTGCTAACGGTGCTATCCACTGAGATGGCGTTGGTGTGACCGTCCACATTCCCTGCCAGTGAGATACACCCGGTTTCAATGTTGGCCCAATCCAACGTGGGTGCTGAACTATTCCTGATGGTGATTAAGCCCACATTAACCTGTGCGCCAGTCACACCTGTAACTGCCAATGAATCAGTAAGGCCAGCCTTCCCTAGGTCTAGGTTCTTCAACTCTAGCTTATCAAGGCGCACCCCACTCCCCAGATTTATTTGGAGCGTCTGGCTTGCCGTCGCTGGGTCGCTGTCATCAGGCGCGAGTCGCTGACCGTTGATGTTGGGTAGCGCGTAGACAGCCCCCGCCTCAGGCCACGTTGGTACATTATTCGTGCCATTAATAACGAGAGCAAAAGAGGCACCGAACCCTCCAGCCACCACCAGGATAGACACAAGTGCGGCACGACCACCCCCTACCTTGAACGCTTTGGGAATCGGGATTCTGATAGCCGTAAGTAACTTCAGTTGCGGCAACTTTAACTGCGGCAACTGCGCCGATGGCATGGTGAACGTCTTTGGGCCTAGCTTAATTTTCACTTATCTTTCCTTTTTCCCTTCATCTGAGAATCGAGATGTGATGGCCGCCAGCCCAGCACCAACTGGTGTTGCAAAAATTGCAAAAGCGACCAAAATAATATCTAAGTGAGGCGCGACGGACTCAGGATTTGAAGTTGCCTTCCAAATAATTACAGTCCCAAGAATCACGAAAGCCGCCACGACTGGCCCCAGCATCAGCAACGTCAGGAACTCTGTACCTGAGAGCGTTGTCGTTGCCTTGACCCGTAGGCTTCCAATCTCCTCTCTAGCCTTGGCTAGTTCTTCTCGTATGTCGTCTAGTTCTGCCACTACTCACAAACCAGTGACCTGTCGTGGCACTAAGGCCGATGGGGCTAGGATGGCCGCTTCGGACGGTGTGAGTATTTCACTATCCCCGTAATTGTTCTGCACCAGACCACAGTGCATACAGAGCCGCATCACAACCTCTGTTCCAGCGTTAGTCTCCCGTTCGCTGGGCCATAGAGGAGCGAGTTCTAATCCCTCATGGTTACACCGCGTGCAAATCATACCTTGCTTCTCCTAATTAAACTGCTCCAGTAGGAATCCCACCGTGTGCTGGTTTACCATCATAAGCGCGAATCACTCCGAAGTGCCTGTCGCTGTTATAGCGGTGTAGATGCTTTGGCTCGGCGTCCCTTTCAATGATGTCTCGTAACCGTTCATAAGCGAACTCCGGCAAAGGGTCTACGGTCACTACCCCGGTTATGAATACCTCATGATTTCTCAGAGGACATTTCCCAGGTAAGTACCTGTTCTCATATACTATCCAACCCTCGTGCCGTATGTGTCGACGTTCCTTCACCAAATCGCCCATGCGGGTAGGCCCATACATCGCTAGGTATTCATCCTCGGATAGATTGGTTCCGTGAATGACCGTTTCAAAATCCCTGGAAGCGGAGGTTTTGTAAAGATTGACTCCGCAACCAAAACTAAAATCTGTCGGCCACCAATCCCAAGAAATGCCATCCTCTATTAGTCTGTCACTGACGCGGTATCTCACCGGATACAGGAACTCACCCTTTGGCCCAGGAGTGTATACACCCTCCTTCTGGAACTGGATGAGTTCGTTATTAAGCACGATGCCCAGTTCTTCCACCTCGTCAATTAATTTATAGATACCTCTCACACTCAGATGTTTAGATACTCCCAACGGGGCGTGTTGCCCAGGAAATCCAGCGAACAGATACAACATACCCTCTGCGCCTTCAACTACGTCCTGATTTGTCCGTAGCAGTTCGTCCATTACGCTACAGCCCTTGAAAAAACGAACATAGAATCCATCGACGGGTCTGGGTCTGGGTCAGAGGTATCGATGTTTAATATTCTCATTGTAAGAGACGTAATAGTAGCTATCGGCATAAGGGCGTCGATAACTGGTTTTATACTCTGACCGCCTGAAGAGTTCTCTCCTGTAGCGGCTCCACTATTAAATTGATGGGCTATGATGCCCTGCTGATAGTTGGTTATCCTTGGTAGTAACAGAATCATCCCGCCGCCATCAGCCGCTAAACTACTGTTCTGAAAATCATAATATGAATTAACGCCATTAGCAGTCGCTGCCTCTTGGACAGTAGTGCTGTTTATTTTAAATCCAGCTATTGGTCGGGCTGCTGCCCCAGAAGTAGTTCTTCGACCAACGAAAGTGACATCTATCGGTGCGTCAGCAGCGATGCTTATACCGGCTACGGCGATTGAATCAGCGGCACTGAATCCAGTTTCCGTTACTTCAGTTGTGTTGCCCCCCACAAATGTGAAAGCAGACCCAATGTAGGTAGCAATCCTACTAGCCGCAGTCTTCCTGTTAGTCCCACCAGCACCGTCATCAATGATGAACAGGTCAGCGTCAACGATAGCCGCGCCGATGTCAGTGGCACCGTCGATGTCCAGATTATCTATTAACGTCGAGGCTGTGTTGAGCTTCCTGCCTGACGAATCATAAAATGTCCAGCCCATTACTACTCCCTATCCAGTAGCTCAGTAGGCCACTTAGCTTTTAATTCTTTCTGCATACTTCATATTCTCAGTCAGGAATATTTAGCCTACGCCTAACTTCTTCTAGCTGTTCTTCGCTCGTAGCTGCTAACCAGTGGAATGTTTCTTCTACTGGCAGATTATCGGCTTCCCAAGTGGTGCGGCGAATTTGCCATTCCGCAAAACTGATGTCTTCCTCAGAGACATCTTCGGCGGCAAAACCATTCACTATGGCATTATCAATTAGCGTTCCTGCTCTGGCGTTCGACTGCCACTCCAAGGGTCGTCCCGTCGCTTTCTCAAAACAACCTTTCATTTCTTATCCTATCGCCAAGTAGATTACTGTAATGGTTCCTGTGGGGCTTCCGGCCTTAGACCACGTTACGGTAAAACCGTCGGTGCCCAGCGTTGTCACCGACCCGTTGTAAGTGTTCCCTGAACTGTGAACATCACGGATGCTTCGGTCAGTAAAAACACCATAGGCATTGTTAGTATCGTTATAGACATCACCTATAGTGACAGGAGTGGTGCCATCATCAAGGCCCATAGACATTTCACCAGCACCTTCATCTTGTGTCATAAAGAAGATGACCGCTTTTACAGTAAAGCCTACCCCTGTAATTGCCTGTGTCCCCGAAGCAGCGGTTGTATCACGAGTAAACGAGCCAGTCTTAACAAGCGGACGAATGTAGGTTTTCAGCCTACTAGCCGCAGTCTTAACATTCGTGCCGCCTGCCCCATTGTCTATGATGAACAAATCGGCATCGACAATCGCTTCACCTACATCAGTGCCGCCGTCGATGTCGAGGTCAGTCAATGCCACTGGCCCAAAACTTGTTAGTGCCTCTCCGCTAGCGTTGTAAAACGTCCAACCCATATCTAACTCACATCTATCTCATCACCGTAGACGGTGATGGTAAGCTCTGAAGCCTGTTGGCCTTTCCCTGCAAGGATGTCATCAGCATCCATAGTGATAGTGCCATTGAACTCAGCCCATCCGCCAGCAGGTATAGTTGCCTCTGGAATGATGGTAGTGGCTTCATCGTAGGTCGTACCAGTTGAATGGAACAGAGTGAACCACAATGCTTCTGTGTCGTTATTAACTACAGTTATGTACTTAATGATAGTCTCATGATTTGCTGGACACCCGTGTATTGCCGCTTCCGATGTACCAAGCTGGGCTTGGGCTAGCATCTTAAAATTATCTGATGGCATCTAAGACTCCTATGAGAAGAAGAACGGATTGGGGATACCGCCACCAGAAGCAGCGATGCTAATCGAGCCGTCACCCACAGTGATAGTGACGTTAGTGCCTGCTGAGAGGGTTGCGGCTTGTGGCCCACTAGAACCACCGATGATTAGTTGCCCAGAAGTGGTCAAGGCCACGGAGCCAACAGTATCGGTGCCTGAGTCCTGGCTGATTAGAACGGCTTTGTCAGTGATGCTAGTGGCACCCGTGCCGCCATTAGCTACTGGCAACGTGCCAGTAACACCCGTCGTGAGCGTGACTTGCGCCCATGCGGGGTTGTTATTGGTGCCTGTGTTCGTAAGAACCCTGCTGTCGTTCGCATCTTTGTCCAGGCGGGATAGCACAGTCGTGCTGGTGGCGTACAGGATGTCGCCTTGTGCCTGTGAATCAAAGGCGTGTCCATCAGTCGCAATGAACTCTGCCTGGGTCAGTTCTGCGCCTGGGTCTTTGTGCTTGAACTCGTTAGCCATGTAGCCTCTCTATGCTGGTTCTTCGATTCCCCAGACCATGCCCGATATGGTGGCATTAGCCGTTACGTCCAGTGCCAATGTCCCGTCAGCGGCAGACAGCAAGATGCCGTCTCCCAGATCAGGGGAGTTGTGGACGCCAGCGATAGCCAGGAGGGGTGTCTGGGCTATGACGGTGCCGGACGCAGAACTGTCCTGGAACTCGATAGCAGTCGCTGCTGAGGCCGACAGGTTCCAGCCCAGGAGGCGTATCCTGCTCCCTGACTGCGGTGTCCAGACGGTCTCCTCAGTGCCTGCCGTGATAGCGTTGGCGTCTATCATCTTGAAGGTGCTGGCCCTATAGGCCGCCTTTCTGTCAGTCGGCATTAGAAAGGCTCCGTTACAGAGTAGGCCAGGTCTTGACGGCCAGAGCCACGGACGTAGATCAGGACACAGGTCACATCACTGGCATCATCAGAGATCAGCTTGGCTGTCTTGTTGAAGGTGTGAGGGATGCGTCCAGGGTGGCCCAGGGTTATCGGACGGCCTAGAGAGGAGGTGGGGTCTTCGCTGGGTGCCCAGTGGAGGCTGTCACCAGAGGGGCAGACCACGATGACATCACCAGCGTTCTGGGGGATGGTGGCACCTGCGTCCACCAGGTTCTCTGCGCTAGACCCTAAAGCTAGGGACTCAGCGTGGATGATCTCGTCTTTGGAAGGAATTACTTCGGCCATTTAGGCACCTCATGTAATTGTCCAACCCTTACCCCAGCCTGCTTGACGGAACCGCTCAGTCTCTTCACTGATGTACTTACGCTGCTCGTCAGGGTCAGAGTGAGAGGGGACATTGATTGTCGGGATGTTGTGGGACTCTAGCCAGTCCTGGATAGAACCTGGGTGGTCTTCATTGGGCCAGTCTCTAGCGGCAAAGATAGACCGGGCCATCTTAGCGATGTGCCGTATGTCGCCACCTTTTCTTGCTGCCGCCAGGATGCCCTCTAGTTCATGGTCTTCAGATACAGCCTCAACGACCTCACCATTAGCCCATTCTTTATGGGCCTTGGATCGATTGTGCATGGTCATCTGGGCTGAACTAAGGTTGGTCTTACCGCACGGGCAGTCAGTACGAGTCACCACGATATTTCTCCTTCGTCACTACAGCTGAATAGAGCCATCTAAACCACCACGGTGGCTTCTTCATGAAACCACTTTGGTGCTTGAGGATGGCATCCAGGTTTACTTGAAAGAAGGGTGAACTACTCTCTTGCACCGGGCGCGGCGTAGGAGGTGGCTCAGGCTGGGGAACCAGTTGACTCGTAATGTTATGCAGCTTTAGCAACTTATCGCGAGTCAACCAGAAATCAGCCAGAGGTGGACGAGAAGCGTCGGCTCCTTCCTCACGGACACTGAAGCCTAGTTGCCCATTCACCAAATCCACATGGACACAGGTCTTACCACCTAAGTCCGTGCGAAGGTACTTCGTACCATTCAAACCTAGACCACCAAGCAGCCCAGGTTCATGCCTAGAATCTGTTGTTCACCACCACCGACGCCATCTGGATCGATCAGGATGGAGAAGTTACGGCCTGGCCCCTGAAGTCCTGAGTCAAGCGCAGCGGAGACATCAAAGGTCACCAGCAGGTTATCAGCAGGAGTTGTCTCAGAGGTGCTGGCAGTGATTGCCGTGCCTGTGTCCTGGGCATTGGATGCATTGTCGTAGCCAGCTGCAACGCTGAAGTCGTAGTCAACAGCGGAACCCGCTGAGTTGTTGGTTACGATACGCGCCATCTCCAGTTCGACAAAGTTGTCGGGGAAACGGCCTACGATGTAGGCGGTCTCAGAAGCACCGTCCAGACCAGGGCCAGGCCATCCATCCGTCACCACACCAAGACCAGGTTCGCCGGAGGTGTCATAGGCACTCACCGGGAAGAACTGGTTCTGGTAGCCTGGCATACGGATGTCTACCCTGACTGAGGAGGTGGATAGAGAGAACCCAACAGCCTGCTTTATCGCGGCGTTAGTCGTTGGGATGGTAGCGGTGATATCACCAGCGGTCTCCGACAGGTACATAGCCGCGCCCTGGGTGTAGGGGGCATCGATATCGACTATGACACCACCTGTGCAGAGTACGCCTACATCGCCGGAAGCGTAGGTGTTCACAGCCATCGCTTCGCAGAAGGTTGTGTGGGCAGAAGCGTCTGCCAGTTCCCAGTCGGTGCCGTCGAAGTAAACCATGTCTCCGGCGGTTACGGCTGTGGAACCAATAGTTGCAGAGAACACGTTCTGTGCGTGTTTCACATATGGATCAGCCATTGTTAATACCTCATCATCAGATTACGGAACTATGCTCAACGAGGTTGTTCGTTGTTAGGCAGCGGAGTCGATACCAGCCAGCCCTGCACAGGACTTGGCAGAGTAGACGACTGCATTCAGGTAGACGGCCATACGGTAGACATCTTCGTTCTTGTCGAACTTGGTGCCCAGCCGCTGGATGTCTGGATCGAGAACCGTGCCGTTGTGGATGACCGTCCATCCCTGCTTCTCCTGGCCTGTCTTGATGGCGTAGATGGTAGTAGCAGTGGAGGAACCCCAGCCCCCGGCGTTCTCATAC